CGGGGCCTAGGCGTAGTTGCCCCGGCTGCGGGTGCGGGTATTGCTCGCGCTGCGGCGTTCGTCTTCGCGCCTCCGGTCGTTCTTACGGCGATGGCGGCGGGTGGCGTTTACGGAGGCGCTAAGGCACTCGCAAAAGGCGAGAGTGCGAGTAAGGTTGCGCTCGCGACTATCGGAGGCGCGGCAAGTCTCGGCACTAATATTGCAGTTGATGCCTTTACCTCGAAGGCGCATGCGGAAAGCATGACTGAGGCTATGACCCGGGTGGGGCAGAAGTTCGCGAAGGGCGATCCTGCATTCGCGGAGCAGTATCGCCTTGCGGCGGAAAACGACCGGAAGCAGATGGCCGCTGCGAAGAATAAGCAGCAAAAGGACGCTGCGGAGCGGCGGGCGCTGTCGAATGAATATCTGTATAAGCAGGTAACGGGAAAGCACATCGGACCGACGACTCCAGACGATCCGGTCGCCGCTGCGAACGCAGAGAAAGCAGCGAAGGCCGCGCAACCAGAAGGGCCGAAGAAGGGCCTATTCCAGCGCGCTAAGGACTTCGTCCTAGGCGAAGGCGAGAAGTCTGAAGACGCCTTTACGAAAGAGCGGCGGCAGTTGGAGGACTCTGCGAAAGAGACCCGCAGGCGAATGGACGTTGAATTTGCTGGTGGTGGCTCGGGGCAGAAGGGCGTCGGACCGAACTATCGCAAGCTGAGCGAGGAACTGGAGAAGACTGAAAAGCGGCTGGGCGAGATTACGAAGGCGCAAGCTGCGAAGGAAGAGGAAGAGATTAAGGCGTATCGGCAGATGGGTGCTGCGGTCGTTGGCGCCGCAGTCGGATACGGCCTCGGAAAGTACACAGAGAAGGTCGCGAGTGCCGCCGCAGAAGTCGCCGGTAAGGGCGTCTCGAAGCTCGCGGCAACCGCCGTTCAAATGGTCAATAAGTCTCCGAAGGGCGTAATCGCCGGAACCGTGCATGGCGATAAGGCGATTGCGGCGGTTACGGCAGCGAAAGAGGCTATGGGCAAGCGGGTGGTCGATGCGGCTGCTACGTTCGGCATCCCTGCTCTGAATATCGCGCATGGCGTCGGCGCGAATATTTATGCGGCTATGAACCCGAACGATCCTGCAGCACAGTTCTACCGCCTCGAAGGAACGGCGGCCATTGTCGCGGGCGTAGTCGGCGGCAAGTCTGCTCTATCCGCGTTCGCTATGCGCCCGAAGGTGTCTCCGGATCTCGTAGGCAAGCTGAATGCTGCGGCTAACCGTATCGCTCGCGAGACGCGGACGAAAGGATCTGCGGGCGTTGCGCAAGCGGTCGCCGCTACTCGGGTTGCCGAAGCTCGCTCGAAGCTCGAAGGAGCGAAGGCGGGCGTTAACGTCGCGAGCATTCGCGGTGAGGGCCGGGTTGCTGCGGCTAAGATCTCTTCCGACGTAGGAGCAGTAAGGGCAGGCTCGCGGCTCGCAGTTGAGAAGACGCGCGGCGCAACGGCAGTTACCCGTGCGCAGATCGCAGGCAAGGCGCAAAACGCTCGCGCAATCGACAAGGCGAACGTCGATATCAAGTATAAGAACGTGTGGCAGGATCGGCGCGGACGAACCTATCACCGTAAGGATCTCAGCGTCCGAACCCGAGACGGCAAGGTTGCGCCTCGCGAGCAGCCGCGCGGCGTCCGTTCCGATGCTCGGCGGGCAATCGCGAACGATAAGACAATTACCATGCAGAAGAACATTATGGGCTCTTATGAGATGGCGATGAAGGGCAAGTAAATGGCTAAGCGACCGACTCAGGGCATGGCCTCTAACGCTCTTTACTGGTCTACTCGTGCGAATACGCACGACGCTATAGGGGAGGGCTATGCCGATACACTTAAGACCCGTCCTATGGCTCGCGAAGGGGGAGCGAACTTAATCGCCCCTAAGATCCCCCTGGATAAGCAGATGCAGGGCGCGCAAGGCAATTACCTAAGCACAGACTTTCAGCAGTCTGCTCTAGTCGATACGCCCAGCGGCGTCGTCCAGCGCCTCGCGCAAGCGGTCGTAAAAATGGGAGGTAGAGCGGCGAAGTCTGCTCCGCTTAACGAAGTTGCCGCTACGGGAAAGGCCGCTTACGAGGTTGCGAAGAAGGCGTTCTCTAAACGCACTACGAATATGAATAAGCCGCACCCCGATCCGCAGAACTCGAAGCCCGGTGCTAACTCGAAGGGCGGCAATTCTTCTTTGCCGAACGGCAAGCCGCTCGTTATGGGGTACGACCGATATGACCCTAGGGCCGGTCGCAAGGTTCACGTTGGGGAATACGCTAACCCGAAGATGGCGAGGGGCGGGAAGTGATCGTTCTACCGCAGTATTCTAATCTGGACTCGCCGCTTTCTCCGAAGATCGCCTGGAAGCGCATCGATAAGACCGCCCTGGACCCGGAAGTCCTTAACGAGTACAAGGACTGGATTCACCGTCCGCGAGAGGACACGACCTGGGACACAGAGACTTCGCGCCTAATCGGCGTAGCGCAAAAAGCAATCGAGACGCATTGCCAGTTCACTGTCGTGCCATCGACTTGGCAAGGCACGCTCTCGGCAATGCCGGACGTGCTCCGGATCTTCCGGAGGCCGTTCCGCGCGGTAACGGCAGTTAGCTACGTAGACCCGGACGGCAATATCCAGAGCATTGCGGATACGAATTGGCAGTCTGCCCCGGATCGGCAGATGTGCGGCTTGCTGATTAAAGGCGACGATTATACTTGGCCGCAGACGGCGAAGCGCATCGATGCCTTCCGGATTACGGTAACGACGGGGTTCTATAACGACGCTGACGAAGCGGAGCTTCCGGGCGAAGTTAAGCAGGCGCTTATGATGGCAACTGCTGAACTCGATATGAACCGTGGGGACGCGGGCGGCTCTCCGGGATCGAATACGACCGTCTACGCTATGAAGCAGACTAGGGCTGCGTTTCTTAACCCGGATATCGCGGCGCTTCTCTCGCACCTAAACTATCAGGACTTTACGATAGTATGAGCAAAGAGCCTAAGCTGGGCGAGATGCGGTGGACTTTGCGGCTGCAACGTCGGCGGTCGCTTCCTCCTGCCGCATTCGCTGCCGAATCTGATCATGCCTACGAGACCTTCCTAACGACGCGAGCGAAGGCAGAGACGAAGCAAGGCGTTGCAGAAGTAAACCGCGTTACCATCGGCGGTCGCGACGTTTCGCACGTCTTTACGATCCGTTACACGAAGTTGAAAATAGACGTTAGGGATCGCGCGCTAGATGCGCTCGGGAATATGTACGTTATCCTAAGCGTTGAGCATCTGGATTTGGGCATGAAGTGGATTAAGCTGCATTGCGCGCAAGTCGGCGCGTCGGATAGGAGCAGCGTGACTTGAGCTTTACGGTTCGCGGCGAAGCAGCCGCAAACGGGGCACTTAATCGACTTGCGCAGAACTTCCGTCGCGGCCTTCTCGGGGGCGGCCATGCTGCCGTTGCGATTGTCGTCCGAACTGCGCAGCAAGGTATCCTGAACGGAGGAAAGTCCGGCAAGGTTTATACAACCTTCTTCCGGACGAACAGGAAGACCGGGGCAATATTTGCAGTCGGCAATAGATCTCCACATAAGGCGTCTGCCCCGGGCGAATACTCGGCAAACGATACTGGCGCGCTAGTCGGAAGCATCGGCGGCATAAATACACTCTTCCAGATGCGAGTTTGGGCGCGTGCTCCGCATGCGGGATATCAGGAGTTTGGAACGCCACCGAACTTTGGCGGCTTCGGCGGAATGAAGCCCAGGCCTAATATCGGAAACGCGGTAAGAGATTCGGAGCCGCAGGTGACGGCAGTTCTCGGGCAATACACGTGGAGGGCAATCCAGTGAGAATCCTTCCGCTCGTTTTGCACGCTGCGGCGCGTGTCCCGGCTCTTACGTCGCTCTTCTCGGATAGCGTAACTGCAACCTCTATGTCCGTAGCGCAAGGCGGGAACGTCGTTATAACTCTTCCGCAGGCGCACGGCCTAGATCTAGGCTCTTATTCTGCGATCTCGATAACGGATGCGAATGCGCCTAATGCAATCGTCTCCGCTACTGCGTCGTTCGGCGGCAACTGGCTACTGGAAACGCAATACCCGCACGACTTGACTTATGCTGCCCCAGCTGCGGGGGAGAGTGACCGTAACTGGAATATAGCCGCGCGGATCGCAGGCTTTACGAATACGCATATGAACGGCCTCTTGCAGCTAGTCGAGGTCGTATCCCCGACTTCGTTTATCGTGCGCCCGTCTTCGGGTGTCGAAACGATAACGCTGAACGGCTCGGAGGTTCTGCTAGAGCGGCTAGAGAATGGCATTATCGGCTGGCACAAGATGCAGGCTACTGGCATTGCCGAGTTCTCCTTTCCTACCCCGGCAGACGTTGCCCGCTCTTATGTAGTCGCAAATCCGCGTCTCTCGATTAACGTCCGGATCGCAGCGGCGCTCAATCTCGAAGTCGCGCAAAAGCAGTTCGTTACGGGATACCGGAAAGGCGATACGACGCAGAACGACGCGGCGACTGCAGAAGCATGGATGTATATATGCCCGCCGCAGTCAGTTGCACTCTCGAAGGATCGGAATGCGCAGACGGATGCAGTGGCGGAAATTACGCCCACAGCAGAATACCGGCAGCTACTAAATGACGGCTTCTTCGTCTATGTCTTCCTTCCTGCCTATAATGCGATGGCGGGCGTTACGTGCTCGGATCTCGCATCGGGCGAGATCTTCTCCGTTATCCTCCGGACGTTCCACGGCCTAGTGCTGCCCCGTAAAGAGTTGTATCAGGCGGATAACTTCATTACGCTCTTTACGGAGCACGGCCAAGCCCTAGGCGATTACAATAACGCCTTCTACGTTCACGGCTACGTCTTCCAATGCCCCGCGTATCTTACGCAGGAAGATTCTATTCAGCCATTCGAGTGGTCTCAAATTCACGAGTCTAGCGGAACCGCTAGCTCGGGGATCGGTCCGGGTTCTGCGGGCGGAACCATCGACCAGACGCAGCCTATTGCGCCCGTGGGTTCGGTCACATTCCGTGACATCACATTGGAGCTTTATCACGACGAAGCTCCTACGCCTTTAACTGCAACCGTAAAGCTGGAGTAAGGAATGCGGCAGATCACACTGAAGATTACGGCGAAGGTTCCGATTCACGGGCAGCGTCCAGGAGATGTCTTCTCTATCGAGGCGGATGCCGAAGGTACGCCGCTAGATCTCGTCTGGCGCAAAAGGCTGGACGATGAAAGGAAGTTTAAGATTGGCGCGGTGGAAGTCGTTTCGGCCGCTTCCGAAGCAGCTAAGGTGGAGTAACGGAAATGCAGGCAGTATCTAATCCACGCGTCACATTTAATATCGTCGCGTCCGAAAACCGCGTTGGGCCGGACGATGTCCGGGCGCTCGTTATCGGGCAGATGACGACTGGCACCGCTGAAGCTGGCGTCGTTAATACGGACGTTCCCCGTAACGATGCCGACATTAACGCTCTGGTGGGAGAAGACTCGCATGTGGGCATGATCCTTCGCGCCTATCGCGAGATCAATAAGGTCACTAACGTCGATGTGATCCCTCTCGCGGACGCAGGAACGTCTACTGCGGCAACGGCAGTAATTGCGTTCTCGGGCACGGCGACTAAGGATGCTTCAGTCTTCGTCAATATCGTATCCAAATCGAAGCACCGCTACCAGCTGGATGTTTCGTCCGGAGATACTGCGGCGACTATCGCAAGCAAGCTAAAGGCGTCTATCGACGCGGACCGTAACCTTCCGTTCACTAACGCTCGCACTTCCGGCAGCGTTACTTGCACGGCAGCGAATACGGGTACGCATGCGAACGATTGGCTCCTTTCCTACGAGGGGACTATTCCGGGCGTTACGGTTGCCCTTACCGGGTGGACTGGTGGCGCGACTAACCCGAGCCTTACGACGCTGTGGGATACGATCCAGAATATTCGCTACCAGACGATTATCTTCCCCGCGAAGTGGGATCGCTCGAAGCTGGCAACGCTTCTTAATGCCCGCAAAAACGTCGCAAATAATGTCATGGACGGAATGGGCTTCGTCTACGACAACACTTCTTTTGCGACGGTAAAGACGACGGCACACGACCTTAATTCGTCGGAAGTCGTTATGATGACGAATGAGCCGATTAGCAGCGCAAACCGCTATATTGGCCCGCACGTCCCGGACGCTCCGGATGTAATCGCGGCGAAGGTCGCGGCTGCACTGGATCTCCGTTTCGAGGATGGCGCTCCGATATCGGATATCGTCGCAACGAATGCCCCGAATGATCAATTCGGCGGCATGCATACCGCTTCCCTGCCTGCGTTTAACACCCCAATTATCGGCGTGGGCCTGCCGCCGAAGGGCACGGGCTATACCGGGGAAGAGCAGTTGGAGCTAGAGGACGCAGGCGTGTCCGTTGTCGGCGTTAATCGCACGTGGAATAATGTTATCACGGGCGTAATGGTCACGACGTGGCTTAACGACGTTGCGGGCAATGCTGACGACACTTGGAAATATCTCGAATGGCGCCGCACCCACGGCATGATCCGGGAATACTTCCAGCGCAACTGCCAGAAGGAGTTTCGCCAGCACCGCATGACGACTGGCGTGGCCGTGCCGAACTTCGCGATTATCGATGAGCCTGCTATCCGTTCCTTCTGCCTGCTCCTTTATCAAGAGCTTGCCTTGCAGGTCATTACAGTCGCAGGGATTAAGGCCCGAAAGTTCTTCGAGGACAACTTGTCAGTGACGATGTTCCCGGGGCAGCGCCGAATCTCTATCGCTGCAAAGACGCCAATGGTCAGCCAACTTGGCGAGATTATCGGCACGATTGAATACACTTTCGAGACTGCCTAAAGAAAGGCGAAAGGGGTAAGGGGAAATGGCATCAGCAGCACAAAACCGCGTCCTTTCGACACCGGCGGTCTACGTCTCCGGTGTTCTTATAAAGGTCGTTCCGAACTCAGTTCGGAAAAAGATCCCGGGTGAGGTTAACGTCCGCGCTATGAGTGCGGGCGGGGGAGCTATCGACGTAGTCGCAGGCGTAAACGCTGAGAAACTGATCGGGGAATGCTCTTTCGATCTTGCTGCTACGGCGGAAAACGTCGCGCTAGTTAAGGGTTGGCGCGAGAACTCTAATAACGCGATCCCTGAGACTATCCGGCTGGTCGAGATCGCGGGGCAATACGCTTTCGACACTATGTATCTGGCGAATGAGCCGGAAGTCGAGTTTAAGTCGGATGGCAATATGAAGTGCGAGTGGAAAGGGCGATACGTGCCATAATAGGATTGCCCCGGCTGCACTTTGCGGCCGGGGTTGCACTGCGATTAAAAACCAGGGGAACACATGCGCGGAACTAAGCAAGTCACTCTGCCTATCTCTTTTCAGTTCTCGAATGCGGGCAAGCTCGAAGAAGACTGCATGGTCACTCTACAGGCTCCCGGCCTCGATAGCTTCTCGATCCACAATCATATGGTTGCCTTCGCCGCAGAAGCGCAGCGCAACTCGATGGCGGACGAAGCGGCTATGCTGCAAAAGCTCGGGCCGCTGCTCGATAAGATCCTAGAGGCGAAGGCAGAGCAGCAAGCGAGCGAGGAAGAGCCGCAGGAGATCCCGGAAGAGCAGAAGGCAGAGCAGGTAATCTCTACCTATGCGAAGGGCCTAGGCTCAGAGAAGTTCCCGGCTTTCATGGAATATGTGAAGAAGGCTCTAACGAATAACGCGAAGCTCGCTCGCGTCGGCGATACGAAGGTCCCGCTTAACGACGAAGTGTGGCTCAATATCGAGAAGGCGGGCGGCATGGAAGCTGCAACGCTTATTATCGCGGGGTTCGCGGGTTTTTTCTTGAAGGACCTGGCCGATGGAGCATCGACAGGGAAAAGTGGGAAGAGTGCGCTGGGTTCGCCGCAATCGGATCGCGCGGTGCATTGACGTTTGATCGCGCGCAAGAGATCCCACTTGCGGAGCTTATGCGCCGAATAGACATTATCAACGATTACAACCGGAAAGTCGCAGACGCGGTTCCGGGTAGGGATTAGGGCCTTGGCTTCTCGTATCGTCGAATACATCTTCCAACTGGTGGATAAGTTCTCTGCGAACGCTAGCAACATCGCAAAAGCCGCGATGAGTTCGGAGAAGGGCATCCATGCAATGGGAAAAGCGGCGGATGCTGCGGAGGCTAAAGTTGGCCGACTTGCAAAGCACTTGCAAGGGCTTCAGCAGAAGATGCTGGACGCTGATCCCGCATTCGCCGCAGCACACAAACGGCTGCAATCGCTCGGGCCTGCGGGCGTGGAAGCAGCTAAGGGCGTTCGCAGCTTTGCGGACGCTCACAAAGCAGTCGTAGCAATCGAGAAGGAGCATGCGAACCGTTCTAGGTACACCGCTGCGGGGCCGGGGTTTATGGGCGGGGCTATGGAGGCGTGGTTCGGCGCGGATATGATTATCCAAGCCGCTAAGGGCGTCGGGCACTTCCTAGACCACGCAAATCACCAGTTGCTCGCAAAGCAGAAGATGGGCTTCGTGGGTTTCCACGGCGAGCTTATGGAAGAAGCGGATCACCTAGCCGACTCCCTCTCGAAGAAATACAAAAACATATCGAAGGGAGACGTTCTAGAGCAGCTATATGAAGGCGTGGCGATCCACGGCGATGCGAAGCACGCGATAGAGAATGTGGAGCAGCAAACGCGGCTCGCGTCGTTCCTGCAAGGCTTCGAAGGCGGCAAGCACGGCTCGCGCTCTAAGGAGTGGACGCGAGAAGTCTTCGCGGCGGTAAAGTCCATGGAGCAGTTCGGCGTGCTTAACGAGCATGATCCGCAGAAGAAGACGGAGGATATTAACAATTACCTGGGCTCGCTTATGGCGATGAAAGCCCTTTATGGCGATCAGGCGAAGATTAACGATTACCTTACGGCGCAACGTCGCGCGGGCGCTTCGTTCTATCGGTTGTCGGATGAGTTCCGTTTCGGCTATCTGCCGTCGATGATCCAAGAGCGAGGCGGCGCAACGGTCGGCCAGCAGCTTATGACCGCGTTCTCGACTATCGTCGGCGGAACGAAGTTGAGTCAAAACCAGCTCGGGGCGATGAAAAAATATGGCATGATCGATCCGAAGACAGGGCGCTTCGCAAATTCATTCGTAGAATCGTACCTAAAGAATCCATACGATACTGCGCAGCAAGTCGCGGAGACAGTTGCGAGAGTAAATAACTTAAACATGAAAGACCCTAAGCAACTAGAGCAGCTTAAGGACAAATTAACGCGAGAGATCGGCTGGCTATTCCCGAACCGCAACGCGGCGTCCGCGATGCTAGATATGTTCATGAACGATAAGAACTATCGAAAGCATGCCGAAGCTATGCGCGAAGTCCGAAAGGAGATGGAGGCTATCGCGAAGGGCGAGTTCTTCGCGGCAAAGACGAAAGGCGGTTCAGAGGCCTCCGTCGCAAAGCAATGGGATAACTTCCTAGCCTCGCTCGGCACTCCGGTATTGCCTGCGTATATTGACCGAATGAACCGGCTCGCAGGCATTTTTAACGGGCTTAGCACCTACGTAAGCGACTTCACTAAAGCGCATCCGAAAATGGCTCAGCAGATGGGTTCCGCTGGCCTTTGGGGCCTAGGGGCACTCGGCGGTCTCGCAGGCCTAGGCGTGCTCGGCGCGCTCGGAAGGGGCCTCTCCTGGGGCCTTGCGCCGATAATTAGCGGCATCGCAGGCGCGGTTAAGCTGCTCGGCATGGGTTCGATAGCGGCTTGGCGCGCTCTTGCTTCGGTGCTGCCGAAGGTCGGCATGGCTTCGCGCCTTCTTACGGTCGGCACTCTTGCTCGTTTTGCGGGAATAGCCGGTGCGTTCTTTATTGCCGCCGAAGTAGTCGATAACTGGGATAGAATTGTCGGGGTAATGGAGAGGTTATCTGGCCTTAATCTCGATAAGGTTAAGGACTTGCAATGGGCCTTGCATGAGATCGCGGCAGCGTTCGCGGCAGCGCCGAAGGTCCTAGAGGATGTGGACCGCATTCTTAAGGGTAAGCCGCGACCGGAAGACGGCGGCATGCCGGAATATGATGCGGCTGGTAATCCAACTGGCAATCGTATCCCAATGAATCCTTCTTCGGTCCCGCAAGGTGAAGCAAATAAGGAGATTACCGTTCGGACGCAGCTAGATCCGATTAAGGTAGACGTTACGCAGTCGGTTCCCCTTTCCGGAACGGTACGAGTCGAGGGTACTATAAATGGCCCCGTTAATGGCTCGGGGGCCGTTACCGGAGCGGCATCCGGCAGAGCACCTGCCCCGCGCGGCGAAAGTGCTCCGGTAGGAGGCGGAAACTAATGGAAGAGTTCTTCTGGTACGGCTTTCTGGCAGGCGCGGCACTCGGGCTCGCGGTTCTGCACATAATTCTCTTTGCCTATTGCGCTAAGGCGTTGGGCAAGGGGACTTGGCCTCTAGTGCGTCTCATCTTCGAGAACCGCCGCAAGTGGGAGACTTGGGCGATTACGATTGCAGTTATTCTTATGCTGGCAAAATACGTACCGCACTGGATAGATGGAAATTAAAATGGCTGCACTGCAACAGCTTTTGCCAGCATCGTTTCGCGGGGTTCCTTTCCTCGTACCCTCGGGCACGGCGGAAGGCGGTCGTCACAGCATCAAACACGAGTATCCCGATGCTTCAAACCGATACGTGGAAGATAATGGGCGCTGCGTCCCGGACTTCAAGGTTAAGTGCGTCGTTCACGGGGCAAACGCAATCGGCAACCTGCGGGCGCTGCAAGACGCCTTGGATACTCCGGGGCCGGGAACTCTTATCCACCCTATCTACGGTCGTCAGTTCGTTCAGGTCTTCGGACCTTACTCACTTAAGCACGACGATAATACCGTTGGCGTCTACGAGATCGAATGCACGTTCGCCGTTACCGGGCCTCCGAGCTTCCCCGGGCGAGCTTTCGGAATTGCTGCGGCAATTACTAACATATCTGCGGCAGCAATTACTAACATGTTTTCCGCGTTCTCTTCTGGCTTCGATTTGCCACTCGGGGCGGCATCGGTCGCAGCTATATCGTCTCAACTCGCCTCCATAACTGGAGCGATAGGAACCGCGTTTAATTCGGTGAACGCGGTTGTCGCTTCCGTCCGATCGTTCGAAGTTGCTTCCTCGTACCAGCTTTCGGTTCCGGTTGCGCTCGCTTCGAACCTGCAAACGATGGTCCGCGCGCCTTTCGAGGCCACGGACCGCGTTACTCCTTCGCAGATCTATTCCGGCTTTCTGCCCGTCTTCGAGCGGTCGCAGGCGACTATAGCGGCAGCGCAAGCAATCGCGCCGACTACGCTAGACCTAGTTCAACGCAAGGTCGCAATGAACGTGCTCGGCGGCACGATGAGCGGCGTGGCGTTCTGCTCGCTTGCGGAAGCTGCCGCAGCGCAGACCTATAAGACTTCCGAGCAGGTCTCTTCCGTCGTTTCGCAGCTAACCTCGTTCCATAACGCCATAAAGGACAACTATAGCTTCGATCAGCAAAACGATCTCAGCCTGCAAGCCCTGCTGTACGAGATCTCGGCAGTGCTCGCAGCCCAGCAAGTTGTACTGCCGAACGTCGTACCGTTCGAAGTCCATGATATACCCGCGAGCGTTATGACATATCTGCTTTACGACGATCTAGAGAGGCTAGACACGGTTATTGGACTTAACTCTGGCAAGGATATGCTCGATTACGATGGACGGGTGCTAACGCTCCATGCATGACGGTACATTCCCCGAGTTTTACAGCACGGTAGGAAAGCTAACTGCGGCAGGGATCTCCCTGCCGAACTCTACCGCCATTATTATCGTGAACGGGGTTCCGCTAGCCGGGTGGCTCGCTTTTCAGGTCGTCCAGACGTTCGATCAGGCCTCTGGTGATTGCACCCTACGCATGTCCCCGCAGCCGGGAGTGCCCCTGCCGATATACCTAGGCGACTTCGTACAAGTCCTGCTCTCGGGCCAGCCCGTAATAACCGGACACGTCCATCGTGTTTGGGGCGAGCACGATATAAGCAGCCACATAATCCAAGCGCAGATCCGGGATAAGACGCAGGATCTAGTAGACTCCACGATTGGGCCGAAGGCGGATATTCAAACGCCAGTTACCCTAAGCGGGGTAGCGAAGAAGGTTCTAGGCGTCATGGGCCTAGGAAGCATCGGCGTAATCGATAAGGTCGGCGCGAAGCCTTTCGAGCAAGGCGAGAAGGTCTCCGGGGCGATAGACGATTACGGGCACTCGT